CCTATGACCAGCTTCTCAAAGCACGCGGGCGCGAAGTGGCCGACGAAATCGCGCGCAGGGTAAAGCAGGAATACAAAAGAATCAAAGCACTGAAAGGCAACGCATGACGGACAAACCCACCATAGACGAAACCTACAGCCGAGCCGGGAACACCAGCAATCTCACGGTAGAGGCCGACAGGCGCGGCGCTGGTGATGTGCTGATCGCTGCGGGCATGGTGGGCCTGAGCCCGTCCAAGAGCCTAGGGATGGCCCTAATGCGCCTGCACAGCGAATACGACAGCGCGGCCAGGCTCAGGGATGGCGCGACAGCCATCGATGTGGCCCTGCTGGCCGCCCGGCTGCGGGGATTGCCCGCTGTGGTGGGCATGGTCACTGAGCGCGCCAGCTTGTGGGGCATGGAGCAGCCCAAGGACAAGGCCTTGGCCGTGGTCCTGTGGTGGCTGGACAAGCGGTGCAAGCGCTGCACCGGGCGGCTGTATGAGCGCATCCCCGGCAGCCCTGGCCTGAGCAACATCCGCTGCAGGTCCTGCAATGGCACGGGTGAGGCTCATCTGCCGCACGGTAGCGACGGCCGCAGGTTGGTCAACTACATGGACGCCAGCCTGCACGCTGGGTGCGATGGGCTCAAAAAAAGGCTGCACAACACCGGCAATATGTGATAATGCCGCCGTGGATGGCAGAGGCAGCTTCTCCTCTCGCGCCACGAATCTCTGCCGCAATGCCCGAGCCCACGGCCCGCACAGGTAGCCATCTCGGGACGACCGCGCGGCAGAGGTGCCTCTCCAAATTCCCAAACCCAGCCCGCGCGGCACACCTCCAGCATTCCCAACCGCTGGCTCTGGTGGCCTGTGACTGGCCCTAGCACTGGTGGGCAAACCAGCGCCACCGAACACCCCCAAGCTACACACGCTGCTCTCCCGGCGATGCTTGGGGGGTGAGTCGGACAAGCTAAAGGACACATCATGCTTAGAGCAGTAGCGAATCCACTCGCAAGCGGCGCACTGCCGTCTAACGTCACCAGCGCCAGCCTGAACAGCATCACGCCGGCAGGTGGGGCGCTTGATGTAAACGGTATTGTTGAAGCCGACTCGTACAAAATCGGCGGCGAGTTTGTTGTTCGTGCCCAGCCGGTTGCTGGAAACTACTTCCTTGGCCGCTCTGGAAACCTGACAAACACCGGCTCAGGCAATACGGGCGTGGGTGACTTGGCCTTGAGCGCACTGACAACCGGCGTTGACCACACAGCAGTGGGCTCTGGGGCGCTCCAGAACATCACGGGCGCGGTGGGCAATACGGCAGTTGGGCGGCTGGCACTGAACGTTGCCACCACTGCCACGAACAACACCGCGCTTGGGGATTCGTGCCTGCGTCAGACAACCACCGGCAACTTAAATGTCGCAGTTGGGTACACCACGATGGATGCCAACACCACCGGGCAGTACAACACTGCGGTTGGCGCGGGGCCACTAAGGGCAAACACCACAGGCGAAAGCAACGTCGCCATCGGCCGCTCGGCCATGTTTCTGAACACCACCAGCAGCCTGAACACGGCCGTGGGTGACCTCGCCCTCTATTTCTGCAACGCAGGCGAGGGAACGGCTGTAGGCGCGCTCTCGCTGTACCAGGCAACCGCCCGACGCAACACAGCGATTGGGACATATGCCGGTTTCGCCATCACATCCGGCGAATCAAACACTTTTATCGGTTACGACTGCGGCAGCACCAGCCAAACAGCCACAGTAAGCCGGTCGATTGCTATTGGCAATGGAGCATTCACCACAGCGGATGACCAGTGCGTCATTGGCGGCAGCAACATCACTGAAACAAAGCTGCGTAACGTCTCCGTCACCGGCGCTATTAGCGCCACTACCCGCGTCAATTACCCGAGCTTCACAGTAGCCACCCTTCCCGCAGTCGGCAGTGCTGGCGGAAATATCTACGTCAGCGACGAATCGGGCGGCGCGCAGCCTGCTTTCAGCGATGGCACCAACTGGCGTAGATACACCGACCGCGCTGTCGTCTCTTAAGGAATCATCATGGCACTCACTGAAAAAACCACCCCCTACGAATTCCTGGCCCGACTGACCGACGGCAAATTGACCGGCGCACACGTTGGCTTCCGCACGCAGATTTTGCGCGATGGCGTAGTCGTGAGCGATGTCGCAGAGCCGGTGCAATCCGTGGCAGTCGGCACAAAGGCAGGCTTCCCGCTTGAAGACGTTGTGGGCGAGGTATGTGCCGCTGCGCTGCTGAAGGTGGACGAGTTGACCGCGCAACTGGCTGCGGCAAACGCAGAGCTTGCAGCGGTACGCGCCGCAAAGGAACCGGCATGAAAAAGTCCAAAGGCAAGAAGCCGCCGAAGAAGTGCTAGCAGGCACTAACAAAACATGAGGTCGGCAACTCCGCAAGGTGCCCGATACAGATATGACAGAACCGAAAAAAACGGGCAGATTCGGAAAAGGCAACCCAGGTAAGCCCAAGGGCGCTATCAGCAAAACCACCAAAACGGCCAAGGAGGCGATTGCGCTGGCCGCCGAGGGGTTAGGGGGCGCTGACCGTCTCGTCGCTTGGGCGCAGGAAGACCCACTCAATGAGCGTGCTTTCTGGTCGAGCATTTATCCGCGCCTGCTGCCGCTTCAAGTAACGGGTGAAGGCGGTGGCCCGATTCAGGTGTCACAGATTCAACTGGTGGCGATGAGGGCGAATTGACCGCCGTTGCTGTAGAGCTTCCAGAAAAGCTCATCCCGGTATTTGAAGGCGAGGCGGATGTAAGAGGCGCACACGGTGGGCGGGGGTCGGGGAAGACCCGCAGCTTTGCCAAGATGATCGCAGTACGCGGTTATATGTTTGGCAAGGCCGGGATTCACGGCCAGCTAGTGTGCGGCCGGCAGTTCATGAACTCGCTGGAGGATTCCAGCCTTGAGGAATGCAAGCGGGCGATTGAAGACGAACCTTGGCTGGCCGCGTACTACGAGATAGGCGAAAAGTACATCAAGAGCCGCGACGGTCGCATCTGGTTCACGTTTGTCGGCCTTGACCGTAACGTCGCCAGCATCAAATCGAAGGGCCGGATTCTTATCCTGTGGGTTGACGAGGCCGAGCCGGTAGCCGAATCCGCATGGATTGTTGTCATTCCCACGCTGCGGGAAGAAGGCGAAGGCTGGAACGCCGAACTGTGGGTGACGTGGAACCCGAAGCGCAAAGGCTCTGCCGTTGAAGCACGGTTCCTGAACAACCCTGACCCGCGCATCAAGATTGTCGAACTGAACTGGCGCGATAACCCGAAGTTCCCGGCAAAGCTGGAGCGCGAGAGACAACGAGACTTAGCCGAGCGGCCCGAGCAATACCCGCATGTGTGGGAAGGCAAACACGCAACGGTCATTGAGGGCGCTTACTTTGCCAGCCACTTGAACCAGGCCCGCGCAGAGGGCCGAATCGGGCGGGTTCCGGTTGACCCGCTTATGTCGCTGCGGGCGTTTGTGGATATTGGCGGCACAGGTGCAAAAGCTGACAACTTCGTCATCTGGATAGCGCAATTTGTCAGCAAAGAGATACGAGTCCTAGACCACTACGAAGCGCAGGGCCAGCCCATCGGCGCTCATCTGGCTTGGATGCGGTCTAGAGGCTACTGCGATGCGAACAAGCCGCAGATATGGCTACCGCACGATGGCGACACGCAGGACAAGGTGATTGACGTCTCCTACCGCAGCGCGTTTGAGGCGGCTGGTTACGCGGTCGAGGTCGTGCCGAATCAAGGCAAGGGCGCGGCAATGATGCGCGTCGAGCGGGCGCGAAACCTGTTCAGCCGCATCTGGTTCAACGAGGCAACAACTCAGGCGGGCATTGACGCCATTGGCTGGTATCACGAGAAAAAAGACGAGAAGCGCGACATAGGACTAGGCCCTGACCACGATTGGGCGAGTCACAGCGCGGATGCGTTTGGCCTGATGTGCATCGTCTATCAGGAGCCGCAAGCCAGCCAGCCCCTGAAGTACCCAACACTTAGCACAGCATGACAAAAACACGCATGACAGACGATGAGCTAATCGCCATCGTTGACCAAGAGATGCGCCAGGCGCTGGGCTTTGATGGCGACAAGCTATCCGAGATGCGCCGCAAGGCGATGTATTACTACTTGGGTGAAGCTGTCGAGGAACTGGCCCCGCCGTCGATTCCGGGTCGTTCGCGCGTTGTGTCTACGGACGTGCGCAACACCATCGAGGCCATGCTGCCGCAGTTGATGGTGACGTTTACCGGTGGGGATTCCGTGGTCGAGTGTGAGCCGACCCAAGAAGACGACGAAATCAAGGCCAACCGTGCCACACAGTACCTGAATTACCTGTTCTTCAAGAAGAACAAAGGCCGCAGCAAGACTTATACATGGCTGAAAGACGGGCTCCAGAGCAAGCGCGGATTCATGAAGGTCTGGTGGGACAACACCGACGAGGAAACGCGCGAGGAATACAAAGGGCAGACGGAAGTTAACCTGGCAATGCTGATGGACGACCCAGAGGTCGAAATCATCGAGCAAACCAGCTACCCGGACGAGGATGACGCGAAGCAGCGGGCCAAGGCCATCGAGCAACTGACCGCCCAACTGATGCAGGCCCAGCAAGCTGCACAGCAGGGGAATGCCCAAGCCTTGCAAGCATCCATCCAGATTCAGGCGCAACTGGACAACATCGCGCAGATGCCGCCCGTCATGCTGTATGACGTAGCTTGTAAGCGTGTGAAGACTGGCGGACGGCTGTGTATCGAAAACATCCCGCCCGAGCAGTTCCTGATTTCCGCTACTGGAAACATTGAGACGGCGCGGTTTGTCGGCCATCGCTGGCGCAAGACTGCCTCTCAACTCAAAGCGATGGGCTTTGATGCCGATCTTGTGGACTCCATTGGCTCGGACGACTCACAAGCCGAGTTCAACATGGAGCGCATCGAGCGCGAGGAATACGACAGCTACCAGACCGGGCTTGACCGCGATGATTCCATGGATGACTCGCAGCGCATCATTTGGGGCATTGAGGCGTATCTGTGGCTTGACCGTGACGGCGACGGAATAGCGGAACTGCACAAAATCACGAAAGCAGGCAGCACGCTACTGGACGACGAAATCACCGATGCGCGCCCGTTCATCTCATGGTGCCCCGTCCCGATTCCGCATCTGTTCTATGGTTTGTCCATCGCTGACCTAGCGATGCCGGAGCAGTTGGCAAACACGATGGTCGAGCGCGGGGTTCGGGATAACCTGTACCTTGAGGTCAACGGGCGTTACTTCGCTGTTGAAAATCAGGTCAATCTGGACGATCTGCTTTCCTCACGTCCTGGCGGCGTTGTTCGCGTCAAAGCCAATGGCGCAGTCGGGCGGCTTGACCAAGGCAAAGGCAACATCGCAGAGGCCATGCAGCTTCTGGAGTTTGGGCATCGCAAGCTGGAAGACTCCACCGGCTGGAGCCGCCAGAGCATGGGCAACGACCCGAGC